ACGTATTCCACTTAAGGAGCTTTCGCTTCTTTCCACGGGATTACCCGAAAAGCGGCCCTTGCGGGCCGGGCCTACGAGTAGGCCACCCAGCCTATTTTATAGCCTGTCACGGAGTCTCGGGGGATAATCCCCCCGCGGCCCCAAGGTACCCCACGACCGTCTTGCGACTTAGTGGGTAAACCAGATGACACGCCGTAAACGGCTGCTGCTAGGGTAACGTCAGGCCTAAAATTCTGCCAAGAAATCTTGCGATGCTTGGCAGGCCTATAGGCTCGGACGTACCTGATCCCATTGCGCCAACGAGTACGCCAGCGATCACGATGGTCGTGGATGACAATATCGCCGAGATCCGAAGGACCCCGGAGATCTCTAACCTCAGAAGGCAAGCCTTCAAGGATAGAACGCCATGCACGGTAAATGAACGAATCTCGAACGAAGTCGCCATTAGCGGCTCGTTTAAGACCGTTCGCCATCGCGATAAGTTGTTGCGGCTCATCAGGGGATTCCTTCAAAAAGTAAGGCCGAACGGCCGAACCCAAGAAGAAATCTCCACCACAACTCTCACGGAAAGGACCATCAACACAAGACTTACTCATGTTAACGGCAAATCCGCAATAGCTTAGCAATGAGATCACATCCTCTGAACGATCCGAAGGCAGAATAAGATCATCGCCAAAGGCGAAGACAGTCCTGCCAATGGAACTACGACCACAAACGGCCGCAACGAGACTAAGAAAGATCAAAGTCTCGAGCTCAAAGGTGAAACCATTCCCCATCGAACTAAACTTCTCGAGTAAAAACCAATTACCCTTGAAGAGAGTTCTCTTGGAACGAAGCCCATCAAGGACATCATACCAAGAAGGGGGAAGCAGGAGTTTCACAAGGTTCCTGCAAATGGTGTCGCTAGCATTGGAAAGGTCTAAGGTTGCAAGATGGCCCTCGCTAGAGGCCGCACAGGCGAGTAGTCTGTGCTTTTCTTGCCCTTCGGAGAGGTTAATACCAATCCGGCGGAGTCGGTTTCTAATCACCTTGCCATAAGCAAGCTGATAGAATAGATTGATAGAAGGCTCAATGGCAATGCCACGGTTCTTCTTACAATCCTTGGGGACCGTCGTAAAACGGTTTCCCCTAACCTTCTCCGGCACCTTACCTGATGACGCGCAGGCGGAAGCCCACAGCGTGCCACTCCACGGAACGAGGAATGACCAAGCATCAGATGTGAAAGTGGGTCTCGATGACATTTTGTCGGGGATGGTACAGAACTGTCCCCTATCGCCATATGTCGAGCCTGGTCCGAATCTCCCGTCCACAAGGTCGGGGCACGGGCCCAGAATTTCCGAAACTATGTTTCTCGCCTCGAACAAAACGTTCTTGACGCCCTCAGGCATGTCCTCATCATAAGACGAGGACAGCAGAGGATAGAATCGGCGGTTAGCTCGAAGACACTCTCTCTCGCACTTGAGAAAACCTTCCTCAGCGACGGCCTTTCGGTCGAAGCTAGTAGGGAGGGGCTCAAGTTTTCGGAGAAGATCGGTCGCCATGGCATCACGCCAATAGGACAACTGATCCGTATAGTGTCTGGGATCAACTTCTAACGTAGCAAGCTGATCCCACTCCCCATTCGCGTACAGCATATAAGCTGTCTGCGAGCGGGGGGTGGCGAGGTCCTCGTAAAGACGAAGGACCGCTTTCTCCACAACATGTGGCAGAAAGGATGCGTTCACGGCAAACTCCTAAAAGGAAGTGAAAATCAGGTCGGAGCCCAACCGGTTTGAAGCGTGCCGACGACCAACGGGTCCTTGATGAGGTTCGCAATCTGCGCCCCCATCTCGGACATGTCGGTCGACGTCGCATTCATCGGAAGAGCAAAAGACCCGGTGAACACCGCCTTCGAACGAGTTTGCGTGTTTCCTTGCGTGTCGGTGTAGACAGACGGAAAAACATACGTCATGTCAACGCGACGGACCGTGCCGTCTCCGTTGTTCCGAGACGACAACTGGAAGAAGGGCTGTTGGCCCGACGTGCCAGGTGCGGTTGTGGAACGCCAGAGGGCGGGCGATTTGTCGCCACCAGACGCAGCAAGGAGCGCATAGACAATGTTCGTCGTGCCATCCGCTTTCTTGATGGTGATGGGAAGAGCAGCAGCCATAATGGCCTCCAGTGTGGTCAAATTCTAACAGAGGAGAATAATCTCTTGTCAGAGGTGTTGAAGTAAAAGCGAAATCGCAGTCGCACCCCTCATAAAGGAGAAACCGCGAAATGGCTTGAGCTTGAGGGTGGGACCCGGTATACCGAGGGCACGTTTCTCGAATACCCCGTCTGACGTGAAACCGTAATAACGGGCTTCAACGTCGAATGCGGGAAGATTCGGATTCCAGTGCGTCTCATATCGGGTGCCTCTCTGGAAAGTCGTATTGTAGGAGTCAATAAGTGAAACTCCTACAAAATCAGTCATGCTGGACAGAACTTGCCCGACATTACTGAACCAATCGACCACGAAGCTGTATGGTACAGCTTCCCAGAGAACAGCTGGGAGATTTGCAAATCCCATCTGATTAGCTAAGAAGGCGTTGGGGTTAACGACACGGGACTTGGCACCAATCTCAACAGAGACGGTACCATCCTCGCCGGTTCGATAAGACCCGGTTACAGTATCCGCATTGTTGCGGGTAGAGTAACTTTCATGACCACGTACAGAGATGGGTACATACCCACCAAAATCCGTGTCAGTCAACACCTTCATCCCGGCGTTAATGTCCTCGATAAGAGGCGACCACCCAAAGTGCCATTCTAGAAAGGCGTCCCCAAAAGATTTTAGGGACTTCTTGCTATTCGGAATCTTCGAGCGATCGACTCCAAGCGCCTTAGCGGCGCCGAGAACATTGCCCCTGCGGAGTGCAGAAGCGAACGCACGGACCCTGGAAACCTTATCCACGATCATATTCAGGCTTTCACGCCCCTCGTGCAAATTATTTGCCCAAGTGGCTGAATCCCCGATTTTGGCCGCGAATTTGCTATAAGCCATATTATAGGCGATAGCATTAGGTTTCTGGGTGATCGTCCACTCACTAATATTGGGACTATATACGTAGGCGCTTCGTGAGAAGCATGATGTTCTCATTAGATCCGACATGGAGTAAGGCAGAGGATGCTTATAAGGCTTTCTCTGTACTTCCCAGGTACGAACCTTCTGGTATATCACATGCCCGTAAGAGTCCTTTAATTGGTCAGTGGCGGTCTTAGTCACACTCAACGCCCTAATAAAAGCAGCTATTGAGAAAGAGGATAGCCGTTCCTCTGTGACTCGTACTGAGCACCCCCTCCCTTCGGAGAAAGGCAGTACAGCACGAATAGGGTATAATTCTACCCTAGAAGAAGCCCGCGA